CGTCCAGATGGAATCAGAATCGATAGCGGTCTGTTTGCTCGCTTCGTCTTTCCAATCATAGAGATCGTTATCCGTGATCCATTCGGCCGCAGACTGATAGTAGTCTCTGTGCTGGTTGTGCTGAAGGTACAGGCCGCATTTGTGCTCAGGTAGTTTCATGGCTTTCTCAATATCGTGAACGATAATTGGTCGTGAATCCATCGCAGATGCGCGGAGAATATCTGACGCGGCATGTGCAGTATCGCAGCCTTCACCTTCTGCGGACGCGGGTCGCAGTATTGCAGCTCTAAGACGCGCACGGACTTTGGATTGAGGCGGTTGATTTCCTCGTCCAGGCGCTTAACGTCGCCGGGGACTTGCGCCACGTGATCGGCGTGATAGCGCGCCCATTCGGCGAGTAGCTTCTTGATGGGCGCCGGGTCATTCTTCTGCACCGTCATGGATGCCCCGTTTCATCCGTCTTCTCTTTCATCTCCTTCGCGCCTCGATCCAGAAGCACAGCCAGCCAGACAGCAGATGCAAAGCCGGCGACGAAGGAAAGGGCGATTGAGATGGCGAAGTGGATATCGGGGTCGGCCATGCTTTCTCCTTCTCGAGCCAAGTTCCGATGAAACCCAGGTTCTTGCCACACTTCCGGCAAATCGCATCGCAGGCGCGTGTTTCGCTCACGCCGCCATCGTGCTTGCATCGGGACTGGCGCAGTATGTGAGGCAGGTAGGCGAGCGCAAACGGTACAACGAACATCAGCATCAGCATCAGTTCAACTAGGGCCTTGGAAAGCCAGAATGCGATAAATGTCATAGTGCTGTCTCCTTAAGCGCGCGCAGTTTGGCCCTGTATTCAGCCTTGATGCGCTTGAGGTCTTCGATGGTGTAATGGCGGGGCGTTTGATCTGCCTCCAGAGCCTCGACGCGGGCTAGGCCGATGCGAGCGATCAGGCCGATGCGGTAATCGATTGCGTTACCCGACTTGTACTGGTTGTCGTGCTTGGACTGCGCGTGGCAGTTGTCTTCGTTGAACCTGAGGTGCGGCGCACTGCCCACACTGCGGAAGTGGCCAGCGTCGACCGCGTTGCCGGACCAGTCGAGCGGGCGACCGCTGCTGATGCAGGCGTGTCCGGCGAGTTGATCCCGCAGGCGCACGAATTGGTTGAAGACGATTTGCGCTTCCTTGAGCCAGTCGGAGCGCGTCTTGAGGGCTTGCTTGCGCTCGCGCGTCTCCTTGCGCTCCTGCTTCTGACGGTCCTTGGCTCCTTGCACTGCGGCGCAGGACGGCGAACATACGCGCTGCCCCATGCGCTGCGGCCTGAACGTCTCGGTACAGACGGTGCACTTGCGCTGCCGGAAATTCGACGTCGACTTGAGAATCGGCCCGCGCTGTCCGAGCGAAGCCTTGCGCTTGAGAGGGGAGCGGGTGAGGGTCATGACTGAGCGCCCTTGCAGCCCATGTGCGTCTTGCCGTCGGCGGCGATGCGTGGAACCATGGCGTGGCGACGATAGAGGTATTGGCAGCCCGTGGCGTTGTCCGTGTGGAGGTCCATACCGCTAATGCCGTTCGGAGGATCGGTATCGTCTCTCATGCTGCAGCCGGCCAGCAGCACGGCCAGGATCAGGATTCGTTTCATCGTTCAGGTTCTCCCCGTGTCGTTGTTGTTATGTCACTCGCCGAAGCCAGGCACGTTCTTGCGCTCCGCAGTAGCGGCCTCGACGATGAAGCCGATCAGCAGAATTGCGACCACAGTCCACATCACGCCGTAGGCCCACGCAGGAGCATTCAGGCGATCTAGCAGAAGCCACCAGACGATGGCCGTGTGCGTCGGCGCGCGCATCGGCAAGCTTTTGAAACTGATAACGGTCTTCTTCATGAACTCCCTTTCTTGTCGTTGTTGCCGCCCGGTGAACGGGCGGGGTGGCGGTCAGATGCAGAGGCGATCGCGCGCGGTTTCCACAAGGTGCGCCATGTGCTCAACGCGATCGGCGGCCTGGTCGAGCATCGTCACGAGAGTGCATTCCCCAGGGATGCGGGCACTGTTGTTTCCTGCCCCGGTCGTCTCGGGGCGAGACACCGGGCTGAGGCGATCAATGAGCTGATCGATACGCGCCTGCAATTGGCCCAGGTGCTCGAACAGGCGCTGCGCCGAGACTTCGACGGGCGGCTTGTCGCGCTGCGGAATCTGGTTGATGGCGTCGTGCTGGGACATTGCGCCGGCGCCCATGATCGGGCCGCTGTGCGCGGATGCGGCGGCCATCTTGTGCTGCAATTCGGTGGGGTAGTTCATATCTGCCTTTCAGGTCGGTGCTTCGGTTGGTGAGTGATGGTCAGAGCGTCGCCAGTACGGCGCGCAGTTCGTCGCGCATGCCTCTGAACGCGTAATCGTTGTCAATGCGCTTTTCGAGTGCTTCCTTGCTGGTTTCCTCAGGCTCCCACTGCGTTCGGTTCTCGTTGTCGCAATAGCTTTGCGCCTCTAGCCCATGACATGAGCAGTGACTGCCGTTCACCTCGTAGAGCTTTCCGTCACGCCAGAAGAGCACGAACGCGTGCCCGGAATAGTCCTCATAGGTGTAGCTCGCCAGAAGCACCTCGGCGCCGTCTAGTGCCGACTTATCAATGCGAAAGTCACCTAGCATCCCGGCCTCGCCGCTGTCCTTCCAATCGTTCAAGTACATCGTTCTCTCCTTGTCGTTGTCTGCGCTCGCGCGCGAAATGGTCTCGTCAGGCCCTCATCCGGACTCCAAGTCGCATCATCAGCCGGACGAATTCAATGGCGGCGGAGTTCTGTAGGTGGTATTGCTGTTTCGTCATGATGTTGCCAGCGCTTTCGCGGCAGCTTGCTCGTACTCGTGCCACGTCATGACCGGGGCTCCGTTGCGGAGCACGCGCTTCCCGGTCTCGTCAACCTTGGGGCCGCGCACCATGATCTTCGTGAGGCGAACCTCATTCGGCGCGACGGCGATCCAGTCGCGGCAGAACTGCGGAGCATCGAACTCCGGGCTGATGCGCTCAGCCTTCTCCGCGCCGTCGAAAATCTCTTCGGCCTTCGCGCGGACCAGCGCCGCCCAATCCGCGATCGGCAGCGCGCGGCGCTCCTTTCCATCGCCGACCATCGTCGGAACCTTGCGCTCCGCTTTCGACCGCGCCAACGTGCGGCTCATGCCAAAAACACAAAATGCACCCATGGTTTGCTCCTGTCGTTATGCGCGCTTACGCGCTGGTTGATTGCTTCGTTTGTCGTTCTGCCCATGCCTTCCGCTTTGCCTCGTCCTTCGCCCGGTTCCACAGAGGGCATGCTTCGTTCGTGTCGTCGTGGCGTCGCATCCTGTCGTAGCCTTCGCAGTAGCCGTGTCCTGGTGGGGCGTCGTCGCGTCGATGGAAGCGTGAGCAAAGTACGCAGGGCAGCGGATCGCGGCTCATGGTTGCTTGGACGTCCTGAGGCTGTAGCGCATGGGCTGGGCGTCGATCCGCTCCAAGTACTGCTGCGAGGCCTCGTCGAACCAGAAGCCAAGCTTTCCTTCCCACTCGCCGTGGCGTTGTTTCTCGCACGCGACAACGCAAGTAGGCTCGCCGTTGTCCTGCTCCTTGGCACGCTTGTTACGCCAGACGATGAACACGTTGTCCACGAGGTCTGTGATCGAGCTGGCGCCGCGAATGTCGAACTTGCCCGGGGCCTTGTGCTCACTCTCGCCTTTGCGGACGTGGTGCACGAGGTGGACGTGGACTCGATTGGCTTGGGCGAAGCTGCACAGGTCGTTCACGAAGTCCTTCTGGCCGTTGTAGTCGTCTTCGCCGCGCACGCACTTCATGAGGCTGTCGACCACGAATTGGGTAATGCCGAAGTTCTTCTGCGCGTAGCGAAGAACGGCCATCAGGCGCTTCCAATCGATGGCGCCCATGTGGTCGTAGATCCACAGGCGGTTATCAGTCCAGCGGTGTAGTTCGGACATGAACGGGATCGACGGTTGATCCCCGGCGTAGGCTTGGCGGCACATGCGCTGCATCTGGCGCGGCGCGGTCATCTCGAACGAGGCGTTCATGACGCGTTCGCCTTGGTGGCACAGGTCCAAGCCTACCTGCGACAGGAACATGGACTTACCGTGGCCGTTCACGCCAGCCCACAGCGACACTTCACCAGGGCGGAATTCGATCTTGTCTTTGGCCTTCTGCCACAGCATCGTCGGGAACTTCGGCAGGTCGGCAGGCGGGTAGAACAGCGCCGTCACCTCGTCGAAAAATGCGGAAGCAGGGATGATGCGGTGCTGCTCGGGCTCATCCATGTACGCGCTGAAATCGATGTTGTCCGGGATAAGGTTCATGATGCGAATACTCGGTTGCAGGTTTCCAGCCAATCGAGCACGTCGAGCTCGTATTCCCACATGCAGACGGGCTTGGTGACGTCTGCAGCGGTCGGGATCAGGTAGACCTTCGCTCCCCACTCGCGGCCCTGATGCCAGATCGCGAGGTAATCTGGTCGGCACAGTGCGATAGCCTTCAACGTTTGCGCCCAGTTCGGCTCATCACCGATCCACACGCAGATGTCCAGACCACGCACCCACTGCCATTCGTAGTCGCGGCCAGGATCGGCGTACACGGTTTGGTTGCTGCTGTTGATGCGGCCAACCAGCGAAACCATGACCATCTCGTCGGGCTTGAAGCCACGCAGGCGAGCAGCAAGGATCGGCTGAGCGTTGGTCGCGATCACACGTAGTCCTTCCCGGCGACCAGCACGGAGGCCTTGGCCGCATCAGCTTGGGCCAGCAAGTCGGCAATGATGGGCGTGAGGTAGGCAGGGGTGATCTGCCTCGGACTTCGCTTTTTCGCAAGGAGCACAGCGTCATCCAGGACAATGTCGGATACCCTGGGATTCGCAGACCACTCGACCTTGCTGACAGCGTCTGGACTGGTGTTGACCCCAGCACGGCGAAGCAGGATGCAGATTTCCCCGATTCGAGTCGGCGAAGCCGGCAGGGGCGGCGGCGACGTGTCGTCACGCGACGCGTCACTCCTTTCCTTTCCTTCCCTTTCTTCCCTTCCGCTTTCACGCGTGGTTGACGCGTGAGGCACGCGTGGAGGGATTTTTGACTCAGACTCGCGATTGTTGATGATTTGGTGCTCAACGAAGGTCGGAATTTCTGCGTATTTCTTCCCTTCGACCTCATACAAAATGATGAGGCCCATGTCGATCAGTTCTTGAGCCAGGGCGTTAATATCGCAATTGTCAGCAGGGAGATAACGAGCCTTCAGCGTGCCGACCTTCCATTCAAGTCGGCCTTCGCGGTCAGCTTCACACCACAGCGACACGTAAAAGAGACGTGCAAGTGGCGTGAGGCCGAAGATATCTTCACTGGTGAAGAATTCAGGTTTGATAGTACGAATACGTGCCACGTCAGTGCTCCTCGATCAGCACAGGGTCGGCGGTGTACACGTTGCCGTTCTTCAGGCGCTTATAGATCGTGTTCATTGCCGCGGTGACTTCCCAGCGCTTGGCGATCGCCATTTGCTGGTCATGGATCTGCAAGGCTGTTTCGATGTCGCGCAGTGCTTCGCCGTCTAGGCGGAAGTTGCCGGTCTTGGCGCTGCGGATCTTGGCGCGGAAGCAGCCATCGAGGGCGGTGACGAGCTGCTGTTCGTATTCGGCGCCGATGCCTTTCTCGCACAGGACGAGAGCGACGTTCAGAGCACAGGCAACGCAGGACCACGATTCCTCGTTGGCGTCACCAGTGCGTAGGTTCTCGAAAGAGAGCCAGTAGGCGACGCCAAGATCCGTTACCTGATCGGGTTTGAGGGTAGAGGCGTTCTCGCCGCGTGCATGGCACATAGCGATGGCAATCAGTCCACCGTGCTGTGCGACGGGCTTGGGGACGTACTTCTTGTTGCGGGGCTTCTTCGGCTTCGTCATGGTGGGCACTCCATCGCATGACGGCCTTTGGCCTGCGTGACTTCGTGGTGACGTGCGAGCCAACCGGTTTTCCAGTCAGCTACAGCAGGCGCCGTGGGATTCATGTCGTGATCGTCGAGCGTCAGCCCGCGGTCATGCGCTTCTGCGCCGCGCTGGCGCATGATCGAAGGCGA